CCATAATTCTTTGTTTTCTTCAATGTAAGTTCTAAATAATTTAATCATTGATTCTGTGTGCATTGTTTCATCAACAATTGACCATGTAACAATCTGACCCATTCCCTTCATTTTACCATGTCTAGGAAAATTTAGTAACATAATAAATGATGAAAATAGTTGCATACCTTCAGTAAATGCTGAAAAACAAGCAATTTGTTTTGCAATTTGCGTTTTATCTAAATCAGAAATTTGGTTTACATATTCATGCTTTTCAGCCATTTCTTTGTATTGTAGAAACTCATTATATATAGTTTCTGGAAGACCAAGAGTTTCAACGAGATGTGAATATGCTGCTACATGAAGTGCTTCTCTAGCAGCAAAACCAAGCAACATCATTCTTACCTCAGGCTGCGGAAATAGTGGTAGGTAGTTGTTGACATAAGCAGATGCAACGTCGATATCACCTTGCGTAAAGAATCTAAAAATTTGTGTAAGAAAGTATTTTTCATTTTCTGTTAACTTTTTCTTCCAATCTTTTACGTCTTGAAGCATTTCTACTTCTGTGTGTAGCCAATGTGACTGTTCATGCTTTAACCAAGATTCAAACGCCCAAGGATAACTAAATGGTTTAAAATAAGATCTTTCATCTGTCAATTTAAGTTTTTTATTTGTTTTCATATAATCTCTTTTTTGTTGTTATTACATACCGATTAACTAAATCTTCAGGATCTTCTCCAACTAAATTATCCACATTTACCATATCACCAATTCGTTTTAATTTACTTTTTAATAAAGTATTTTCAGTGATATATTGTTCTTCTACAGCTTTCCAAAATGCTTTAGCTAATTCGTCATTAGATATGTTGGGATGTAAAAATAATTTACCATCACTTGTTATTTTAACATATAGTTTATCTGAAACATATATTTTAAATTCACCTAAATGTGTAAAATGTCTAAATGTATATTTTAGATTATCCATTATTACCCTTCGCACATCACACAAGTTTCACCATCTGCTAATTGTTTAATATCAATGTCTTCAATCTTTTGTCTTACAATTTTTTCTGAAACTTTGTCTGCTTTAGCAATCTTTTCTGATCTACAATAATAAAGTGTTTTTAGCTTTTGCTTCCATGCCATAAAATGAACAGCATGTAAATATTTAACATTTACATCTGGTTTGAAAAATACATTCACAGATTGACCTTGATCAATATATTCTTGTCTTACTGCTGCGTGTTCGATAATCCAAAGTTGATCAATTTCAATTGCAGTTTTGAATACTAACTTTTCTTCTTCTGTTAAACATTCAAGTTGTTGAACTGAACCACCGTTAGCAATAATAGATGACCAGATTTCTTGAGAATCTTCACCAATTCTTTCTTTTAAGATTTCATTTAAAAACTTATTCTTTGCTAAGAAAGAACCAGAAAGTGTGTCTTGACGATAAGCATTTGCTTTATAAGGTTCAATAGATGGAGAAGTATTTCCCATGATAATTGAACTTGATGCATTAGGAGCAATTGCCATTACATGTGAAAACCTTAAACCTGTTCCTGCTGCATCTGGTGCTTCACCACGAATCTTACCTAAAATTAGATTTGCTGAATGTAGTTCTTTTTCAAGATGCATGAACATATTCTTGTTAGCAATTCTAGCTGAAATAGATTCAAACGGAATCATCTTAGATTGTAGATAAGCATGAAAACCTAATGATCCAACACCAATAGAACGTTCTCTTTTTGCTGAATAGACTGCACGACTTATTGTTTTCGGTGCATTGTCAATAAAATATTGTAGTACATAATCTAACATCTCTGCAACGTCATACAAGAAATTTTTATCGTTTTTCCATTCATCAAAATATTCAAGATTAACAGAACTCAAACAACAAACAGCAGTTCTATCTTTTGATGTTGGTAGAATAATTTCCGAACAATTATGGACTAATATATCATTAGCATAAAAATTATGGTTTTCTTCTACTGTAATGTCGTATACTTTTCCTTTCTGTTCCAATTTTCTAATTTTTATTGCCATATTTTCTTCCTTTAACCCATCCATCACTAGGACGATTTTTATATTGTTTACTAATCATACTAAAATTAAGCAATATTTAAAATATCATCTTCCTGTAAATCTTTAGCCATAACATATCCTCTATTTTTAGTGTAAATTTTATGGTCGGGTGTGCATCTAATAACTTTCCCAGTTTCTTCATCTTCAATTTCCAAGATTTCTGCTGATGGGTTAGTCATAGCCGCATTGGTTATTTCCTTCCATTCTCCAAGGTTAGTTTCTCCATTATATGACCAAACCTTATGTTTACCATTAAATTGAAGTTCGTTAATATAATCATCAATACGAACTGATATTATTGTGCCAGTTTCAACTTCATAAACTTGAATAATAGTATCACCAGTCACACAAAGATTTGACTGATTAACTTTCAATCCTTTTTCTTTTAAGAAGTTTGGTAACTTTCTATTTGATTCATCAATAAAATGAATATATGGTTCACCAGTTTGCATTCGCATTTCCAAAATGCGTCTCCATAATTCTTTAGCTGAAACTTTCTCTTTTACTTCATCTGTATTAGGATCTTTTAATTCCCATGTATCATCGAAATTTGGATCTTTCATACAATTTTCAATAATTTGCATGAAAGAATCTGGGATATTAATTCCATGATGCATATTTAAACAACGGAGATTAGGATCTCCGGTTGGTTTTCTCATCTCAAGGAAATTAATAATATCAGGATGAGAAATGTCAAGATAAGCAGCATAACTACCCCTGCGAGTAGTCCCTTGACGATATGCCAAGCAAGACGAATCATAAATTTTAAGATGAGGCATAACCCCAGTAGACTTGTCACTAGCAGAACGAATTCCAAAACCAATTCCAACACCACCTCCAAGCATAGATAACCAATTTGTTTCTGATAATGTATTTGACAATCCTTCAGCAGTATCGTCAATATAATTTAAGAAGCAACTAATAGGAAGTCCCTTTTTAGTTCTACCAAAAGAAAGAATTGGTGTTGAATAACTTAACCAATGCTTTGACGAATAATCGTATAATCTTTGTGCATGTTCTGGATTAGATGCAAATTTAGTGCTTACAGAAGCAAATCTCTCTTGTGGAGATTGTTCATCTTCTCGCATATAAGACTCTTTAAGTCTTTTCATTCCTAATTCATCAAATAATGAATCTCTACTATAATCTATACTAATACCTAGATAATCTGGCATCTATAACTCCTACCTAAAATAAATCCAAAAATCTTCATATTGACTTAGCTGTGCGAACAAAATAAACTCCATGCTTGTTTTTAAATTCCTCTACAGCATATCCTTCTGATACTATTTCACGAAGTTTCTTTCTTAATCCCTTATTATGATCAATCCAAAACCATCCTCTAGATCGAATCACTTGAATAATTTTATCTTTACACAAACCTTTTTTTCATTATAATATTCCAATTTATTTACTTAATGTAAGGGAAAATTTTATTTATGGTTTCGGCACAAGCTCTAGCAACTAACATATGTTCTTTTTGTGTACCATTACCATCCCGAACTTCTAAATAATGAATCCACGATCTGATAGTTCCGTTCATATAACAACGTGATACTGTATTACCTTCTGGGAGAACTACTCTTGCCGCTTCTTTGGCAATTCCATTTTCAATTGCCCATGTATATGCATTTAAGGAAGTCTCAATGGTTCTTTCTTGAATATATCTCCATGTTTCTTTATTTACAATAGACATATTATCTAATGAATTTTGTCTATTCTTAGAATCTTGTCCTCTAGCTTCTTTAATACAAAATTCTAATTCTTTTGTTGGATCTGCATATCTTTGTGAAAATTCTTGGTAAGAAAAGGAACGATGTCTTAATATCTGTCTAACGATATCTCTTGTTGAAGTAATTTCAAGACAAACATTTACCATCTCAAATGGCGACCAATGCTTATTCTTAATTAAATATCCTAGTAGATTTTCTGACGTTTCTGTGTTGTCTTGATTTGAAGGATTAGAAACTCTTGCACAATATGCAATAAGATTTATTAATGCATCATTACTTTCATCTGAAAGTAAGTATTGATAATCTTCTGCTGGTTGTGTGTATGAAACTAATTTAACACTCAAAATATCTTCATAATTTTTATACATTCTTTTTACCACCATCATAAGGCACAGCAAGTCCCTCTTGAACTAACATAATATTAATAGAATTATTGTTTTCAAAATCAAAATCATTGGTATATACATCTACTAATATTCTACCGTATTTGTCTTCTTTGTCAATGTTTGTTTTAACTTTTACTATTTTATTTTCAATTCTATACATAACAAAAGCTGTTGCCTTTGCTGCTTTTTCTCGCTCAGAAACAATTCTTGAATTTTTTTCGTATGTATCAATACCATTAAATCTTGCACGTTTTGTTATCTTTACATGAAATCCAAGATCAATTTCCAAATCAATAGTGTCACCATCAACTACCTTAATTACCTTTGCATTGTAAGTATACATCATACCCTCTTCCAAAATGAAAATTTCGCAATACCTTCTAATCCAGAATAAGTGTTTTTCTCGATCAAAGAGTGAACATCAATATTATTCAAGATCATATCATTAATATCTTTGTGTTTAATAGAAGGATCCCAAATAACAATCTTAGATCCTTCCTCTAGGACTTTCTTCATATTATCGACAATCTCTTTATTATTTGGTTCATTGTCAAAAATGAATACAGCATTTTTATATTCTTTTATTAATTTAGATAATTCTGCGCCTGCGGCAGCAATACAATTTTTCAAAAATAACGAGTCGATTGGACCTTCAACAACATAAACGACATTGTTAGTATTTAGCCTTTCTAAACCAAAGATTTTTTGTGATTCTTCTTTTATCTTAATTGTGATATATCTTACAGAAGAATCTTCTAATGCTCTTCCTTGAAAAGCAATCATATTACCGGATTCATTAAAGAAAGGAATTACTAACCTGGGATCTCTTGGTTTAAGAGTACCAAATTTATCTGGATTCCACTTAGAAACAAAATCTCTAAAATCATTAGCAAAGAAAATCTTATTCCAATGTTCTTGTGGTATTTCACGAGAAGAAACATAAGTCTTTGCAAAGTGTTTATCTGGTAACTCTTTAATAGATGGAAGACCAATATTATATATCTCTTTTTTCTTCTCAAAAGTTTCTTTTGCTTTACTTGAAAGCAAGATCGGCTTTTTGTAATTGTGATTAGGATGTTGATCACCAGAAATAAATCTTTCCATTACATATTTTTTATGTAAATCTTGATCAAGATTCTGTAAAAGGTTAGACATGGTCGTTCCTTTATTACAGTTATGACACTTAAAGAAAAGATCGTTTCCTTTTCTGTACATATATCCTCTTGCTTTAGACTTCTTTTTCTTAGAATCTAAGCAATAAGGACAACGAAAATTCCAAAGAGAATCTGACTTCTTCTTAAACAACGGAAGATTTACAGAGAGAAGATTAAGATATTTTATATCAACCCATAAAGACATAATATTCACCTATATTATATCATATAATATATGATGAAAAAAGAAAAGGGATTTATTTTTCAAAATCCCTTGACTTTAGACTTCCGAGACGTTATAATAAGTGTGTAGCACGGAAATATACTACTTATAGAATATATGAGAACCTATTTCTACAGTTCTCTTGTATTTCCAGCCAGGTCTTAATTTTCTCTCGTGAAAGAAAATCGATCCTTTTGTTGGATCTTTTGTCTTATTATCTAATATATCTGCAGATATTCTCTTACAATCATTCCACAATTTATATTCCTTAATTGGGATTCTTTTTCCAAACCAAGAAAATTGTCTCTTCTTTGAAACAACGTCGCATGGATCAGATCCATAACCTTTTCTTATTCTGTTGAGTATTACGTGACCAACAGCAATTTTTCCTACATAAGATTCTGCTCTTGCTTCATAATAGATTGCTTCTGTCATACAATACTGTTCCTTTGAACTCCATGCATTTCCACTTAAACATAAAATAGTTGTGCACAGAATTATAAGTTTTTGTTTCAAAACTTTTCTCCTTTTGCGGTATATAAATATAATTGAAATTCAATATTACATTACAAGATGTGGATGAGAATTTATTCACATAATTTTATTTAGGAGAAAAATTGAAATGACATTAGCATTAGGCAGACTTAAGAACTCTGAACAAGCATTAATTAAGTTATCTACTTCTACACTTCCGATTAATATCGCATACAAAGTATCCAAGATTCTTAAGATTGTTTCATCAGAATTAACTGATTTGGAAGAACACAGAAAGAAATTAGTTCAGAAATATGGTTCAGAAAACGAAGATGGTAATATAATTGTAGAAAATCAAAATATCGATAAATTCGTCGAAGAATTAAATCCTCTTCTTTTAGAAGAAATCGAATTACCATTCGAGAAAATTAATGCATCGACTCTTCCAAACGATTTAAATTTCACACCATTAGAAGTTACTCAATTAGAAGATTTCATCAATTTCGAAGAATAGAATAGACTAAATATTAAAATGAGGGAGGAGAAATCCTCCCTTTTTCTTTTTATAAATAAATAACAGGAGAATTAGATGTCAAGACCAACTTCAAGAGAAGAATTTGCTGATTATTGTCTTAGAAGATTAGGATTTCCTGTTATTGAAATTAACGTTGCAGAAGAACAAGTAGACGACAGGATAGACGATGCGCTATCAAAATATTGGGATTATCATTTTGATGGCGTTGAAGAAGATTATCTTATCGTTCCAATTACTTCTAATGATGTTTCTAATGGATATATTACATTAGATGAAAAAGTTTTCTCCGTTATTTCTATTCTTCCAATTGGAAACGACTCATCAGTTGGTATTGGTGCTGGTGATCTATTTAACGCACAATATCAATTTTATATGAACGATTTTTATGGGTCTAACAATATTGTTTCAAGTAATCTAGAATATCTATCTTCTCTTAAATCTTATCTCGCAACAGCACAGATGACCGTATCTCCTATCAATTCATTTAAGTTCAACAGAAAAACAAATCGTTTAAGATTTAATGAATCTCTTTCCAGATTAAAAGAAAAGTCAACGAGCGTTGTTATTAAAGTATATAAGAAAATTGATGAGACAGTTTTTTCTGATGTTTGGGATGATGAGTTTCTTAAAGAATACACAACAGCTCTTATTAAGAAACAATGGGGAGAGAATCTCAAAAAGTTTGGAAATATGAATCTTCCTGGTGGAATTACTATTAATGGAGATGCAATATTTAATGAAGCTGTTGCTGATATTGAAAGATTAGAAACTAAGTTGACAAAAGATCTCCAAATTCCAAACGACTTTTTTATGGGTTAAAAATATATGCCAACAAACAAATATTTTCAATCTGGAAGAGGAATTGGTTCTCAAGAAGAACAAAATCTATTGCAAGTTCTCACTAATGAATGTATACAAATTGGTGGGGCAGATTTCATTTACTTGCCAAGAATAATTGTAAAATTAGACGAGCTATATAGAGAAGATTATCTTTCTAAGTTCGAGAAAAATTATGTAATAGAAATGTATATTCAAAATTATGAAGCATTTGAAGGCGATGGCGCTTTAATTTCTAAGTTTGGTTTTAATCTTGGAGATAGATTGACTCTTGTGGTTTCAAGAGAAAGATTTGAATCTATTGTTGGAAAAGTTCTTCCAGTTGAAGGTGATCTTATCTTATACCCAACATCTAGATCTCTTTTTGAAGTTAAATATGTTGATGATAAAAATCCTCTATTTCCTTTAGGAACAAGACAGTTTTTCACTTTAACTTGTGAAGTCTTTAAGTATTCTAATGAAACTATCGATACTGGAACTGAAGCAGACGAAGTACAAGATAAATTCGGTAATGATGGTGCAACTGGTATAATGGATCCATTTGCTAAGAATACAGAAATACAAAATATTTCTAATACCATTATCGATTTTACAGAATCTAATCCTTTTTCAACTTAATTTGGTAGAAGAGTCCAACCATAATATTCTTTATTATTTTTCATAGCTCTTCTGAAGTTTGAAGGGTTAATTATTTTATTATTAGAATAATTTGTACAAAAATCTTTAGCAGAAATATTTGTAACTATAGAACCATTAATATGTATTAAATTGAATTTCATTTCTGTTGATTCTCTATGTTTACGTTGTGCTATCCTATAATTCTCGATTATTTCTGGTGTTCGTTTGTATGATGGTTTATTCTTTTTAGAAATGGACATTTTTATCTTAGTTTCTTCACTCCTAATCTTTCCAATATTACCTTTACTCTTTGTATTACCTAATTGTTTTTCGCTCATTATAATTCTTGTTTCGAGACTTCTCTTCACACCTAGATGCGATGGTGGTCTACTTGATAAAACTATATTAGTTAATATACCGTCTTGATCGATTCCACTTCTTCCATATTTTAGTGTCAGAATCTCTTCTTCTTCGTAAGCAGTCTGTTCATCTACATTTGTTAGATGAAATACAACTAACGGTTTTAGTCCTTCAGATAATATTTTCTGAATCTTATTATACTTCTTACGATTAGATGTATTTTCTTTAGTCTCAGATAAATGACGCTTGTATCGGTTTCCAGTACCCTTTCCTATATAAAATGGATAACCGTCTCTTGGATCTATTAGAATATATACATAATAATTTTTTTCTTTATTATAAATAGTATTGGACATTCTAGAAACTCTAACTTTCTATGTATGTTTGGAGAAATAATTTAAATTATTTCTCCAATTATTTATTAAAATTTCTTTTTCTAGAACAGATAAACCATAATGTTAACACAAAATAATTTCTATTTTTCATCAATTAGAAATCTAACAGCTTCGTTTGGTTCTCTATTCAACAATATCAATATTGTAAGATACAATACAGACGGATCTGTAGAAAAGAATATTAAAGTACCACTTTCTTATGCATCTGCTGATAAGACAATAACAATGTTACAACAGCAAGATATTCAGAGAAGAGAAAATAATGTTGATATTAAGATCTCTCTTCCAAGAATGTCTTTTGAATTGGGTGGAATGTCTTACGATTCAACAAGAAAACAACAAACAGTTGGAAAGAATGTTTATATCCCACCATCAGCAGTTTCTTTCAATGCAAATACAGCTGTAAATTTAACAAATAACACAATAACAATATCTTCACATAATCTTAAAACAGGTTCTACTGTAAAATATTCAATGGGATCTGGGACTGTCGTTGGTGGTCTAACAAATAATAATAGTTATTATGTTATAAATGTAAATAACAATTCAATTAAATTAGCAAGTACAAAGGCTTATGCAGAAGCAGGTACTGCAATAGATTTAACTGCTGCTGGAACAGGAACAGCATCTTTAACTTCAAGTTATAAAGTTCACTATAATCCAGTTCCTTATAATTTTGAATTTTCTCTTAATTTATTTGTAAAATATATCGATGATGGATTACAAATAATAGAACAAATTCTTCCGTATTTTACCCCATTTTATACTATAACTCTAAATGATATTTCTTCTTTAGATTTAAAGAGAGACGTACAAGTAACTCTAACTGGTGTTTCTAAAGATGATACTTACGAAGGTGCTGTTGATGAAGATAGAATTGTAACTTGGACTTTAACATTTACAGCACACGCATGGATTTATCCACCAATTTCTGATTCTAAGATTATCAAGAGTACTGTTACTAATTTCTATGACTTAAACGATCTTGGTACTTCTAATACAGAAAAATTAAGTACTGTAACATTGACTCTTAATCCTAGCACGGCTGATAGAGACGATAATTATACCATAGTTCAGACTATAACAGAATACTAAATAATCTAAGGAAATCAAATGTCAGCAGGATATACTAATTTAAAAATAGAATCGGGTGCTACATTTAGCATAACTATAGAGTTAGATAACGCAGATGGAACTAATTTAAATTTAACTGGGTATACTGGTGCGTGTAAGATTAGAAAATCGTATTATTCGAATTTTAATGTTTACAATTTAACTGTTACAATTGACAGCCCACCATCCGACGGTAAAATTACAATATCTGCTACAGCAACTGAAACTGCCAATATGAAACCAGGCAGATATGTTTATGATGTTGAAATAACTACTGGGGCATCTGTTACAAGAGTTTTAGAAGGAATTGCAGAAGTAAGACCAAACGCAACAAAATAAAATGCCAGATAATATAAAAGTTACAATTCCATCATCTCAAGTTAAAGTTAATGTAACGCCAACATCATCAGTTTCTTTATCATCTAGTGGTAATCAAGGAATTCCTGGTAATATTGGATCTACAGGTTTCACTGGTGCTACAGGAACGGGATTAACTGGTGCAACTGGTCCACAAGGAATTCAAGGTTTCGCAGGTGCGACTGGCCCACAAGGTTTCGTAGGATCTACAGGAACTGGATTAACTGGCGCAACTGGTCCACAAGGAAATACAGGACTTTCAGGTGCGACTGGTGCTCAGGGACCAACCGGATCTTTTGGTGGAGCTTCTTTCGATTATATTTATGATGATTCTATATACGAAGCTGATCCTGGAAGCGGCAATTTTAGATTAAGTAATCAAAATTTTACATTAGCTTATAATCTATACATTAATCAAACAGATGCGAATTCTGTTTCTGTATATGAGTTCTTACAAACAATTGATGACTCTACATCTGCAATTAAAGGTCATTTTACAATTGCAGAAAAAAGTAGTCCATCAAATTATTCTTTATTTGCTATAACAGGATCTCATACTCACGGAGATAATTATTTCAATGTTCCTGTTTCTTATATTTCAGGATCGCTAGATAATTTAACTGGTGGATTACAAGTAGTCATTTCATTCGCAAGAACTGGTGATATTGGTGATACTGGACCAATTGGCGCAACTGGATTTATTGGATCAACAGGATTAAATGGTGCTACAGGTGCTCAAGGATTTATTGGTGCAACTGGTCTTCAAGGAATCCTAGGATTCACAGGATCAACTGGTTTCATAGGTTCTACTGGAGTAGGTTTCACTGGTGCCACAGGAACACAAGGAATTCAAGGTTTCATCGGAGCAACTGGATCTCAAGGTATCCAAGGTTTCATCGGTGCCACAGGA